AGGCTTGGATCAAATTAATACAGGAGCAGGAATCAACACAGGACTCTGCGTGGTTGGGAACTTTGGTTCTAGCAACAGGTTTGACTATTCTGTGCTTGGTGATTCTGTCAATCTTGCTGCACGACTGGAATCCAGTTGCAAAGATTACAATACTGACTTAATTATATCAGAATACAGTTTACTTGATGAATACGATTATGAATTTTTAGACGAAGTAAAAGTAAAAGGCAAGAGTGAACCAGTCAAAATCTATACCATCCGAAAATAGCTCTTGACAATTTTGCTCTGTTTTGATATAATTAACATCATAAGAAGAAAAATCTTCAAGATAATTAGGGAATAGAAATGGACGCAGATCAAGTCGCCGCAGATTTAGCAAAACACGAAGCCGTATGTGCGGAGAGATGGAAAACTGCGTTTAATAGATTCGACGATATAGATCAACATATTACAAGAATCGAAACAATTTTAATTAGTTGTGCAGGAGCCATCATGGTAGGCGGTGCAACAGTACTATGGACAATTGTGTCCATGCATGGATAAAAAATATGAAAAAAGATTATCAAACTAAAGACATAAAAGCAACAAAAACTAAAACAGTTGAAGAAGGTGTAATCTTCGAAGATACTGATGAGTTATTTAAGTTTGTTTGGGAAGGTGAAACTCATGGCTTCACTACAAAAGATAACGCTAAAATAGCACTAAACCGATTAAAAGGAGTCTAATGGCTAACAGTATAGAAGATGCTTTGAAAAAAGCAGTTGAAAGAGTAGATTCAACAACAGTTAAGGAAGGCGAAGGCGCAGAGCCAAGCCAAGAATTATCAGCAAGAGTTAAAAAACTCATGGCGAGGAAAACAAACCTTCAGAGAAGAAAACGAGGTAAACTACCTAAGCAACTTCGATGAAGAAGAAGCTTTCCCATGAAGAACGTTGGAAGATTTGTCAGACTTGTCCAAATTTAAATAAAAAGTGGAAATTCTGTAAAATCTGCAATTGTTTTATGCCCCTCAAAACAAAGTTAAGATGGGCAGAGTGTCCTGACGAGCCCCCTCGTTGGACTTAGGGAGTACGATATGGCTTTAACAGCTAAGCAAAAGAAACTACCTAAAGCTTTACAAAGAGCTATTCTTGCAAAGCAAAAAGGTATGAAGAAAAAGAAAAAGAAAAAAGGTGGTAAGAAACGGAGATCCAGAGGTTAATACCCCAGGCTATATGGTCTGGCTAAATTATTTTAGACGTATTAAACATGTATGTCCCTGGGCTTACGAATCTTTTATAGCAGGCACTACAAACATTGTTCCTTATGACCCTGAGATACTTGTACTAAGTGAGATCAATTGGGGAACAGAACCATGGGAGGTGATCATCTATTTGATGGGTGATGACTTAACTCTTGACGAGATTGATAAAATAGTGGAGAGCAGAAATAATCTCCAGAACAAATGCGAATACTTATGGTCTCACCCATCCTTTTCTAAAGGTGGTAAAAATCAAACTCCCGTACCTGTAATAATACAGCAAGATCGAGCAAGATTAGAAGAATTAAGAAATGGCAAAGTGGTCTCTAAAATATAAAAGAAGCATAAATTGTGCAAGACCCAAAGGGTTTTCTCAGAAACAATACTGTAAGAGAAAACGAAAAGGTGGAAAGTATAAGAGTGGCCGTAAGAAAAAAGCGTAAAAAAGACCCAAGAGTAGGAACGGGCAAGAAACCAAAAGGTAGTGGAAGACGACTGTATACTGACGAAAATCCGAAAGATACAGTAAGAATTAAATTTGCTACTATAAAAGACGCTAGAGCAACTGTACGAAAAGTTAAAAGAGTTCGTAAATCTTATGCAAGAAAAATACAAATATTAACAGTTGGTGAACAAAGAGCAAGAGTGATGGGCAAGAAAACTGTCGCATCAATCTTCAAGTCTGCGAAAGCAGGATTACGAAAAACACATGGCAGTAAGAAGAAAAAGAAGAAAGGCGGCCGTTAAAAAGAAACGACCAATACCTACAAATCCAACACTCTATGCAAGAGTAAAAGCAGAAGCAAAAAGAAAGTTTAAGGTCTATCCAAGTGCATATGCAAATGGATGGTTAGTAAAAACGTATAAGGCGCGCGGCGGAAGATATAGAATGGGCAGTGCGTCAAGGAGAAAGAAACGATAAATGCAAAACTTGATAGAAAAAGTTAAAGAAACTATTATTAAGTTCGGAAACATAATCTCAGGAAAAGACAAAAACTGGGATGGGAAGGTTGATATCAAAGACCATATGATAGAAGCCGAAGAAAAAGCAAAAAATGAGAGTAAAAGCGCCTAAAGGATATCACTGGATGAAAACCAAACGAGGAGTTCGTTTGATGAAACATAAAGGAAAGTATAAGAAACATAAAGGAGCATCCTTGTTTCATAACTTTAAAACGGTGAAAAGACATGGCTAAACCAAAAGGCGGATTAACTCGATGGTTTAAAGAAAACTGGGTTGATATAAGTCGTCCAAAAAAGAAAGGACGATATCAACCTTGCGGTAGGAAAAAAGCAAGAACTTCACGAGGAGGATACCCTAAATGTGTCCCTGCACGTGTGGCAGCAAAGATGTCAGCGTCAGAGAAAAGGTCGGCTGTTCGCCGTAAAAGAAGTAAAGCACAAGGCGTTGGTGGTAAACCTACTAATGTTCGTACTTTTACTAAGAGAAAACGTAGAAAAAGCAGCCGAAGAAAAGGCAGGTAAATGAAAAAAGAAAATATTACTAAAGAAATTTTAGAAGTAATAAGAATGTCAATTAAATTTAAACACGCTTTAGAGGAAAGACTAATCACAAATGCAGAGATTAGACAAAGATTAAATAACGGGCAGCAATGCCAAGAGCTTTTAAAAAGCATAGGACAATAAAATGGCACGACAAGGTGGATTTTTAAGCGGACCTACTGGTGTACATGCTACCCAGAAGATTCGTAAACATGTACTCAAAAGAGGAGTAACAAGAGATATGAACGCAGCAGCAGGAACTTTAGTTAATACTAAAAGTCCTTATAGCGTAGGTGCGTTTAGATACGCGACAGCTCCAAAAGCTATCGGTCCTAGGTTCGGCAAAACAGTTAATCCAAAACGAGCTCGTTTTGGTAAAAAGGGTGCAGGTCGAATTTTACCTAGAAGAGGAAGATAGATATATTTAAAGACTTTCATAATATTATGAAAGCAGGACGACTTCATAGAGTCGTAAACTCAGTAACAAATGGCATTAACAAAAGCAGAAAGAGCAAGATTAAAAAGAGCAGGATTAACAAGGCTGAATAAGCCTAAAATGACACCCAAACACCGCACTAAAAAAGCCATTGTTGCAACTAGAGTGAATGGTAAACTAAAAATCATTCGCTTCGGTGCCCAAGGAATGGGTCACAATTACAGTCCAGAAGCAAGAAGATCATTCAAAGCAAGACATCGTAGGAATATTGCAAAAGGAAGAAAATCTCCAGCTTACTGGGCTGATAAATTTTTATGGGCTGGGAAAGGTAAGCGCAAGAAAATGCCACCTAAATCCCAGCGTTTTGTTCGTGGTTTAAAAAGAAGAGGAAGATGACCGTACCAAAAGTAATTGACAAAAGAGAAGCTTGGTTAGATGGAGTATCTATCGAAGCTGCCGCTGTATTAGCAAAGTTAGAAAAAAGAAAATACAACGGAATTACACTAAACGAAGGAGATGAAACAATGATTAATCTCTGTGGTGGGTATCTTTATATGCTAGAATTAATCAAACAGCATGGACTTTTTGATTCGGACGACCCTTTTAACTTATTTAACAAAGAGACTTTACATTGATCGAGATTAGCCGTACAGATGTTGTACCTGATTATCTCATGGATATAAATCCTGAAAATCGGTTCATCAAACTTCCTATCGATGGGTACCTAGACTTATTAGGCATAGAACCTAATACTTCCCAAACTGCAATTATAAATGCAATCAACCAACCCAAATATCGCTTTGTCTGTGCGGCTGTCTCCCGCCGACAAGGTAAAACTTACATTTCAAATATTATAGGACAGTTAGTTTGTCTAGTACCAAACTCACATGTGCTACTAATGTCACCAAACTATTCTTTATCACAAATATCCTTTGACTTACAAAGAAATCTTATCAAGCATTTTGACTTAGAAGTTACAAGAGATAATGCAAAAGATAAAGTTATAGAACTTTCAAATCAATCAACAATTCGTATGGGTTCTATCAATCAGGTAGACTCTGTTGTTGGTCGTTCTTATGATTTAATTATATTCGATGAGGCTGCACTTACAGATGGCAGAGATGCTTTTAATGTTGCACTACGTCCTACACTAGATAAAGAAAACTCAAAAGCAATTTTTATATCTACTCCAAGGGGTAGAAATAATTACTTTGCAGAATTTTACTATCGTGGATACTCTGATGAGTTTCCAGAATGGTGTAGTATAAAAGCAACTTGGCATGAAAATCCTCGTGTATCTGAAGATGATATTAAAGAAGCAAAGAAAACAATGTCTGATGCAGAGTTTAACCAAGAATATATGGCAGACTTTAATGTATTTGAAGGACAAATCTGGGCATTTAATCATGAACAATGTACTGCAGACTTAACTCAATTTGAAACTCGACATATGGATGTATTTGCTGGACTTGACGTAGGTTATAAAGATCCCACAGCATTTTGTGTTATAGCATATGATTGGGATGCAAGAAAATACTATTTAGTAGATGAGTACTTAGATGCTGAAAGAACAACTGAACAGCATGCAGCACAAATACAAAAATTAATAAAGAAATGGGATATTGATTATATTTACATTGACTCAGCAGCACAACAAACAAGATATGACTTTGCACAAAATTATGATATCACTACTATAAATGCGAAAAAATCAGTACTAGACGGTATCGGACAAGTAGCAGGAATAGTAGATAATGATGACCTTATTGTAGATCAGTCTTGTAAACACACCCTCATGGCACTAGACCAGTATCAATGGGATCCAAACCCTAACCTTATGAAAGAAAAACCAAAACATGACATGGCATCTCATATGGCAGATGCTATACGATATGCCCTCTATACATTCGAAACTACAGCCACTTCGTTTTAGAAAGACCTAATAAAAAACAGTTCTTGACATATGATGTGTAATTTTGGTATAATCATAATTAAGAAGTATAAATATGAAATTTAAAAGAGATTTAGTTAAATACGTACGAGATAAAGCTAAATCACAATATAAGAAAGCAAATACTTGTTATATTTGCAATAATACAGAAAACTTAGATTTTCATCATTTCTATGGACTTACAGAACTACTAGAAACTTGGCTAATAAAGAACAAGATTACTATAGAGAATGAACAAGACATACTAGAGATTCGAGAGTCCTTTATTGATGAAAATTATGAAAAAGTGTACAAGCACGCAGTAACTCTCTGTCATGCGCATCATTTACGATTACATTCGATTTACGGAAAACGACCCAAATTGATTACAGCAGAGAAACAACAACGTTGGGTCGAGAAACAGAGAGTAAAACATGGCATGGTATGACAGATTTATAGGTAGAAGAGAGGTTGACGAAGAAAAACTCAATCCTTCTCAATATGTGATTTCCCGAAATGAGGGAATGACCATTGATTCTCGTGAAATACCTACAAACTATAGAAATGCGTATGAAACACTAGAGATCGTCAATAGATCAGTAAACATGATTGTTGATGATGTTGCTGAGATTCCTTTTAGTGTAGGAGAAAAAGTAGTCGGTACTAATAATATTATAAAAAATATTCGCCGATCAAAAGTGGATTTACTACTCAACAAAGAACCAAATCCCTTTCAAGATATTAGTACATTCAAAAGAAATTTAATTATTGATTTGATGATTGATGGTAATATCTTTATCTATTTTGATGGTGCACACTTGTATCATCTTCCTGCAGAAAAAGTTACAATTTATTCAGACGATGACACATATGTAGAAAAGTATAGCTATGATAATACTATTGACTACACCGTAAATGAAATCATACATATAAAAGAAAACAGTTTTAATTCCATTTATAGAGGAGTTCCAAGACTAAAGCCTGCATATAGAACTATGCAATTGCTTACTAGCATGAGAAACTTTCAAGACAACTTCTTTAAAAATGGAGCAGTACCAGGATTAGTACTTAAGTCACCAAATACTCTTTCAGAAAAGATAAAAGAAAGAATGTTACAAGCATGGAGTATTAGATATAATCCAAACACAGGAGGTCGAAGACCTCTTATACTAGATGGCGGACTAGAGGTTGATGCTCTAACTAATGTTAACTTCAGAGAGTTAGACTTCGCAGACTCTATAAAAGCAAACGAAAGAATTATTCTTGAAGCTATGGGTGTACCACCAATTTTAATGGATGGTGGAAACAATGCAAATATTAGACCAAACCATAGACTTTATTATTTAGAAACCGTCTTACCAATAGTAAGAAAACTAGGTTTTGCATTAGAAAGATTTTTTGGTTTTTCTTTATCAGAAGATGTAACAGGAATACCTGCTTTACAACCTGAATTAAGAGACCAAGCAGCTTATTATGCTACTCTTGTTAATACTGGAATACTTTCAGCAAATGAAGCAAGAGAAGCACTAGGCAAAGAACCCGTTGATGGATTTGACGAGCCAAGAGTACCGCAAAATATTGCAGGCTCAGCCGTTAATCCCGACGAAGGTGGTCGTCCTGAACAGACTCCACCAAGTGAGGAAAATTAATTATGACAAAAGATATGATGGCAAAAGCATTATCAGATTTTTGTAAGAAAAATAAGGTTGAGACTATGGACTTACCTACTTACAAATCTTTCGGTAATGATGTTCCAGTTAAAGATTATCTTTTACGAAGAGCGTTTGGTTCTTGGAATAGAGTACTATCAGCGATGAAGAAAAGACATCCAGTAGTATTAGTAGCTCCAACACCTGCTCCAGCTCCTAAAAAGGAGAAAAAAGAGGTAAAAGATGTCGAATAAAATTTTTCACTGGACTAGCACATTTAAATCATTAGGTGAAACAGATGACGGTGGAGTAGAAATCAAAGGTTCTGCAAGTACAAACACACTTGATAGAGCTGGAGATATTATTGAAACAGATGCATGGACAAAAGGGGGTTTAGAAAACTTCAAAAATAATCCAATTATTCTGTTCAATCACAACTACGACCGACCTATTGGTAGAGCAAAAGATTTACAGGTTACTGATAATGGCTTACAGATTTCTGCAAAGATTTCTAAAGCTGCTGGAGAAGTAACTCAATTAATTAAAGACGGTGTCCTTGGGGCTTTTTCTGTTGGTTTCAAAGTCAAGGACGCTGATTACATGACCGAAACCGACGGATACAAAATAAAGGACGCAGAACTTTTTGAAGTATCTGTAGTATCAATACCTTGCAACCAAGGGGCAACTTTTGGACTAAGCAAGTCTTTTGATTCTATGGAAGACTACAATAAGTACAAGCAATCTTTTTATCAGGCTAACTCAAAAGATTCAGCAGACGCTGTTGAAATTGAGCAGCCAAATAGGGCAATCGCCCAGGAAACGGAGACAAATATGTCAAAAGAAAAAACATCTCCTGAGAGCAAACCTGAGTTCGATCTTGACTCATTCGCTGCAGAAGCTGCTGAGAAAGCAGTTGCTGCTTATGCAATGAAGCAAGCAGAACAAAAGGCTGCTGAGCAAAAAGCTGCTGAAGAAGCTGCAGAACAAGCTGCTCAAGAAGCTGAAACTCAAAAAGCCGCCGAGGAAGCAAAACAGGAAGAGCAAAAAACTATAGTTCAAGCTGGACTATCTGGTGCTGAGAAGTTGATGACTGATGTTGAGTCAAGAGTTAAAGAAGACTACTCTAATTTAGAGGCAGTTGTTAAATCACTTGAAGCTCAATTAGCTGAGAAATCAGAAGAAATCATGAACATTCGTGAGTCTAAAAGACACTTCAGCGACAGACAAGGTCAAGGCGACTGGAAAAAAGCTTTTGAAAACGACATCATTGATGCAAAATTTGCTGGTCTAGCGACTGGTAAAGGATGGGACAATGACATGGCTAAATCTCTAATGGAAAAAGTTAACGCACATTCAGGTGTTGGCGTTTCATCAGCAGATTTTGAGCAAGTTGTTTCAACAAACATTGAAAGAGATATTCAAAATGAATTAGTATTGGCACCTCTATTTAGAGAAATCCCAATGACTTCTGCAAACATGATTATCCCAATTCTACCAGACAGTGGTTATGCTGAATTTGCTTCAGCTCAAACAGCTTCTGGAAGTTCACCACACGGTAACTTAGCTGAGAGAGGAGACACTTACGGTTCACCTTTCGGTGGGGTTGATCTAACAGAAAGAACTCTTTCAACCAAAAAACTTATATCTCAATCTTACTTAGGTAACGAGACAGAAGAAGATGCAATTTTACCAATTCTTCCTTTAATTAGAGAATCAATGGTAAGATCACACGCTAGAGCAATTGAAAACTCAGTTTTAGCTGGTGATGACGCTGACGGTGCTTTCGGTACTTCAGGTGCGTCTTTCGAAGGTCTTTTACACTTAGCAAGAAATGATTCAGACTTCACACAAAGTACAACTGCTTTCGCATCTGATACTTTGACAGCTGCTGAATTATTAGCAATGAGAAAGAACATGGGTAAATATGGTGTGAACCCAAGTGAAGTTGTTTATATTGTTTCACAAACTTCATACTATCAATTACTAGAAGATGCTGAGTTCCAAGATGCTAACCTAGTTGGCGACATGGCAACTAAGCTAAGTGGTGAAATCGGACAAGTGTTCGGTTCAAGAGTTCTTCTTTGTGATGAATTCGCTGCCGCAGCTACTGGTAAATTTGCAGCAATCGCTGTATACCCAAGAAACTATGTAATGCCAAGATTACGAGGCGTTACAATTGAGTCAGACTACGAAGTAGCAAACCAAAGAAGAGTCCTAGTGGCTTCTCAAAGAATTGGTTTCACTGATCTTATTGACGGTGCTACATCTAAGTGGGGCTATATGTACAAAGCTAGCTAAAATAGCTTTATCCCATATCGGATATTATGGCTTGGGGCGAGCCTTATCGCCCCTCTTTTTAATTATGGCAGATTTAATAACATTACAACAATATAAAGATTTTGCAGGACTCTCTGGTATACAAGAGGATGCAAAAATCAATGTTATAATACCTGCGGTCAGTCAAGCAGTAAAGACATACTGTGGAACGACTATCATAGACTTTTATAGTACTGATAAAACAGATACTTTTGATATCTATGATGATTATACCAATGCAATTTTAGTGGATGAAAGTCCACTTGTAAGTGTATCTTCTGTACAAGAAAGAACAGGACAAGCAGAATCATACACAACTCTTATAACTGGTAACTCAGATAGCAGTGGTAAGTATGAGTATACTATAGATACTGAAAGAGATACTATTTATAGAACAACAGCAACTGGAGACGCGTTCTTTCCAAAAGGAAGGGCAGCAGTAAAAGTAGTTTATAGAGCTGGTTATTCAGCAACTCCAGAAGATTTAAAACTAGCTGTTTTTGACTTAGTAAAATACTATTTAAAAGACGAAAGAAAAGACAGATTAACTATCGCAGGTGCTTCGATACAGAATCAAGTTTCTACAAGTCTGAGAGAGAATATTGGATTCCCAGACCATATTAAACGAATACTTGATTTTTATAAAGTACATAAGTAATGGCTATTGCTAATTTACGAGAAGAATTACAAGAACTAACACAAATATTCTTCTTTAGAAAAACAA